ATCTTTTTGGGATCCAAAAGATCGGCCATGGTCGTGATACCCGGAGTGGTCACGCCCAGGATGCTTTTAACCTGGTTTAAATCAGTACCTGTGATCTTGGTCATACCTTCGTACAGCAACCGATTGGCGCTGTCAGTGAGATTGGTGGGAGTACCCGTGGCAAACAGTACCAACTGATCCGCGGTGGCTCCTGCTTGCCGCAGAGCTCCTTCCACAGCAGGCACCAATCCACCCACGGTGGCCAATTGTTGCACCAAGGCAGCAGGATTGCCAAGATTGGGCAGATTGTTGAGATCGATAAGATTGCCCAGACGACCAAGATCCTGTCCCAGTGCGCCAAATGCTTCGCTGACTTCGCTGAATCCACCCGTGATGATTTTGTCCATTCCGCTGGCAAATTGTGTGAAATCATCCACAATTCCTTGTCCCACATTGAGAGCACTATTGATGAACTGATTGGCTTGCCCCACATAACCCGTGGCTGTGTTCCAGATTTGCCCAAACACTCCGAGGTCTCCATCGCCCATGATGCCCGAGGCCATGTCACTGATAAGACCCGTGAAGCCTCCGTTGGCCGTTCCGCCTGGCGCCACAACATTAAGAGCAGAAGCGAAGGCTGAGGGTACAGCGTTGGTGAGAGCCACGAAATCCTGGCCCATGGTGCGCAGGCTGTCCAACACACCTGAGCCCAGAGTACCAGTAGCTGAGGTTACTACATCACTGAATTGGCTGACCACTGGAAGATCGCCGAAGCTGGTAAGATTATTGGCAAGATTGGTATTCACACCAACACCAGTGTTTTGCAGCATGCCACTGCCGGCCGTCATCATCAATGCGCTGAGTGGACCACCGCAGCTCATGCTAGATATCCGTTATCGCAAGATCCTGGGCCACCTCGATAGGAGCTGCCACTAATTCTACTCCGCCTTCGGTGATCACGCCAGCTACGCTGTCCAGCACACTGCCCAGTTCATCTAAGGGATTTACGAAACTAGCATTGTCGATCACTGCCTGTCCTATCTCCGCCAAGGATCCACCGGCTTCAGCTACCTCTCCTACTGCCGCAAAATCAATTTCTACAAAACTAGCAGCAAAGGCCAGAGCCTGGAATCCAAGTCCTGATCCAGATCCGATAGAAGGCCCACCGATGTCTACGTCTCCGCTACCACCCGTGACCTTAGTGCAGCCTGACAGCTGCGATCCTACTCGTGCAGCTGGCTTGCCATTGATGCGCACCGTGGCAGCACCTTGTGTGATGGACGCTGTGTGTGGAACACATTTTTTTCCTGCAGGTTTGAGATGTAGGGAAGTCTTGTCACCAATGCGTGCTGCACCGCGCCCGTTGATGAACACATCCGAGCTGGCGCTGGCGATGGTCCAAGGACTGCAGTGTATCAGTCCGGGGTCACCACGTCTTGCTGCTCCTGCCATGTGATCATCCTGTGATTATCTGTTTACGAACTGGTGCTATACCAGTGGTGGCCTGTATCCAGCTGTCACGCACGTCATCACGGGTTTCTGCTATCATGGCCCAACTAGTATTATTTAGCCGTATTTCATGCTCCATATTTGCGGAAAACAGGCCCGGCATCATCTGCAGCCCTTGTTGGCTTAGTACCGTGAGTATAGGATGTTGGATCACGAGATGATCAGCTGTGATCTCAGTGAGTTTGGCTACCAGCTCCTCGCCGGTGTTGAGTTTGAAGGTGTATACAGTATTAACGGTTAGATTCATAGGGTTTGGTCTGCCAGTGAATTGCGCAGTTCGATTTCTGAAATGATCTCGTCTGCGGTCATCTTACTTAGGCCTGACCAACCGCCTGCCACAAATATCTTGCCGTCCATAAAGATCTGTGGCACTGTGCGCAGGCCCTGGCGCTGGATGAATTCTCGTGCTTCTAGGTCCTCCTCGATGTTGATTTCGCGGAAGTTGATGTTTTTGCTCTCGAGATAGTTCTTGGCCATCACACAGAAAGGGCAGTTGTTTTTGGAGTAGATAGTTAACACATTATTCCTCAATGAATTTTACTTGTAAAACGACTGCGCACTCTTGTTGCCATCTTTCAAAATACCTGAGCCAAACAGTATCCATGGGCTTGTTCAATTTGGCAGTTTCCCAGTCTTTCCAGACATAATCATTGTTTTCGTCTATGATCATGAATCCATTATCGATGGCTTCTTGTCTGTATTGGTGTTGCCGCTTGAGCGCTTCCTTGAATTCTTGCTGCTCCTGCGGTGGCAGGGTAGCTACCCATCTGTCTATCTCCACAATCTCTCGACCGTCGACGGTTTGCCATTCAAAAGTCTGTCTGACTTTTCCCATTTTACAAAGATAATCCTGCAAGAGTATTTGCTGTCACATCTTGTTTAGTGCCGCCCACTACGTAGGAAGAAATTTCTGTTTCCTGCGGAGCTACCTGTACATCAGCACCCGCGATCCACTTCTGGGTCCAAGGCAAAGGATTGCTGCCCCCCTTGTAGGGCGAAGTAAGACCGATGGCTGTCATGCGCTTGTTGGCAATCCACTCAATGTAGTCCGACAGCAGTTGTTCGTTTAGGCCAATCATGCTGCCTGAACTGAACAGATAGTGAGCCCATTGACGTTCCTGATCCACGGCTTCCTGGAACATGTCAACCACTTCTGCTTCCGATTCGGTCTTGATCTGTGCAAAGTCTGGATCATCCTGAGGCAGCAGTTTTAGTAGTTGTTGGGTGCTGGCCAGGTGGACATTTTCATCACGGGCGATAAACTTAATGATCTTAGCGTTACCCTCCATCTTCTTGAGCTCTGCGAACGCCCAGGAGCACGCGAAACTAACATAGAACCGGATGCCCTCGAGAACATTGACCGAGGCCAGACACAACCACAATTTTTTCTTGAGTTCATATAGATCAACCTTGATGGTGCGGCCATTCACGGTATGGGTGCCCGTACCCAGCATCTGGTACCAGGTGCTGTACTCGATGAGATCATCGTAGTAGCGAGAGATGTCTCGCCCACAGGTCACGATCTCTTCGATGTCCAGCATCTCATCAAACACCCGACCGGGATCGGAATACACGTTGCGTATGATGTGTGTGTATGATCGGCTGTGTATGGTTTCGGAAAACGCCCAAGTCTCGATCCAGGTCTCCAGTTCTGGCAGGCTTACCAAGGGCAGGAATGCCAGGTTAGGACTGCGCCCCTGTACAGAGTCCAGCAAGATCTGGCGCTTGAGGTTGGCAGTGAATATATGCCGTTCCCAGTCTGTGAGATCCTTGAAGTCCTTGGCATCTCTCAACACATCTACTTCTTCTGGGCGCCAGAAGAAACCCAACTGCTTGTCAGTGAGTTTGTCAAACTGCCGATATTTCAAGGTGTCGTATCGCTGCATGCCCACTCCGCCTAGAGGATCCAGGAAAGCCAGGCTGGTGGTGTGATCGCGATTCTTCCGCAGGTTTAATACTGTCATTGTCTAGATCTCTTGGTTATATTTTGCACGAATCACAATCGGCGTCATCGGCCTGCAGGGTGACGTCCACGGATTCTATCAGGATCTGGCGTTGGTTCATGCGATCCACATCAATCTCACCAGATCCATCATAGGTATTGAAATAGTACAGTTGCTTGCCTCCCAGTTTGTAGAACATGATCATGTGTTTCAGCATCTCTGACATCGGGATCTTTTCATCTTCATAGTGCTGAGGATTGTATGAGGTATTTACAGAGATGCCTTGGTCGATATACTTCTGCAGCACTGCCATGATTTTCAAGTAGCCTTCGGGGCTCTTCTGGTCCCATAACAGTTCATACTTGTTCTTGAGCCGGCGGTATTCCGGTACCACTTGCTTGAGCACGCCATCCTTGCTCTGCTTCACACTGACGAAACTGCGCGGTGGTTCCACACCATTGGTACTGTTGGAGATTTGTGCGGATGTTTCGGCCGGCATCAGAGCCATGAGGGTTGAGTTGCGGATGCCATGCTGACGCAAGCGCTGTCTCAATGCGTCCCAAGGTACAGCGTCCACGTGCGGGATCAGTTCATCCACTTCTGTCTTGTAAGTATCCACCGGCAGCACCCCATCATGATAGCGTGTTTCATTGGATTTGGGACAAGCACCAAACTCTTCAGCGAGATCCACCGATGCCTTGATCAGATAGTACGACCAATGCTGGGCCCAGCGATCCACTTGGGGCAGGGCAGCAGGATTTGAGTAGGAAAGATCGTTCTTGGCCAACCAGTAGGCCAGGTTGATGATACCCACACCCAGGGGGCGTCGATTCTCAGTGGCGATCTGTGCAGCCAGGATGGGATAGTTCTGATAACTTAACAGGGCGTCCAGGCCACGAACTGCCAAGGTACAGGCCTTTTCCATGTCTTCGGGATCGCGGAACACACCCCAGTTAATGGCTGACAGGGTACACAGCGCGATCTCGCCCTCAGGATCATTCACATCATTCAAGGGCTTCGTAGGCAGATTGATTTCGCAGCAGAGATTGCTTTGGTGTATGGGCGCAAGTTCTGGCTTGAACGCACCGTGGTTGTTGGCATGGTCCACATTCATGAGATAGATGCGTCCGGTATCTTTGCGCTCTTGTAGGAAGGCCGAAAACAGTTCTACGGCTTTGATTTTTTTCTTGCGGATCCGGGTGCTGCGTTCCGCGGTCTCATACAGTTCGCGGAAGCGGTCTACATCAGTGAAGAACGCATCATACATCTCAGGCACATCGTGCGGCGAGAACAGGGTGATGTCTCCATTGGCCAGCAGGCGCTCGTACATGACCTTGTTGAACTGCACACCATAGTCCATGTGGCGCACCCGATTGTCATCGGTACCCTTGTTGTTTTTCAACACCAGGAGATCTTCCACTTCCAGATGCCAGATAGGATAGTACAGGGTGGCAGCACCATTGCGCACACCACCTTGGCTGCAGCTTCGCGTGGCGGCCTGGAACATTTTGTAGAAAGGCACCACACCGGTATGGTAGGCGTCGCCGTTGCGGATGGGTGATCCCAAGGCACGTATACGACCCGCTCCGATACCAATGCCGGCTTTCTGGCTCACGTATTTCACGATGCTGCTGGATGTGGCATTGATGGAATCCAGGCTGTCTCCAGTCTCGATCAGCACACACGAACTGAACTGCCGCATAGGTGTGCGCACGCCTGCCATCACAGGTGTGGGTAAGCTGACCTGGTGCGTGGATATGGCATCGTAGTAGTCGCGGATCCACATCATGCGGCTTTCGCGAGGATACTGGCTGAACAAGGTAGCCGCGATCAGCACGTAAGCCATCTGCGGTGTTTCAAATATTTCTTTCGTGACACGATTTTGCACCAGATACTTGCCTCGGAACTGTTCCATGGCCGCGTAGGTCAGTTCTTCGTCACGCTCATGACGGATGAATGTGTTGATGCGATCCCATTCCTGCTCGGTGTAAGTGGTCAGGAGTTCTGGATCGTAGAAACCTGCCGCTACATTGCGGCGCACCAGTTCTAGCACTGAGCAAGGCTGGAACTCACCGTACACCTGCTTGCGCAAGTGATAACAGATCAGCCGGCCAGCCACGTACTGATAATTGGGCGTTTCTTCTGAGATAAGATCGGCCGCACTCTTGATCAGAGTCTCTTGTATGGCCGCGGTAGCGATACCATTGCTGAACTGTATGTGGCTCTTGATTTCTACTTCGCTTGCTGAAACACCGGTGATTCCTTCTGTGGCCCAGAATACCACACGATGTAGTTTTTCCAGGTCCAACGGCTCTCTGCGGCCGTCTCTTTTTTGTACTTGTATCTGGGTCATTTTTTACCTTAACAC